ATCGTCGTCACTGATTTCACCCAACGCCAGTTCGGTTCGCCAGTCGGCAATGGCGCTGTTAGCGGCATCCAGTAGTTTCTGTCGGGTGGTTTCGGCCTTGGCCTGATAATCCACCGGAACGGGTAAAACCTTACCATCTCTGTACAACCATGAGCCATCACCACGACAATCATCAGGACAGTCAGCAGCGTCTATTTCCGCAACAGACATATTAACCGGCCACAACATTGATACAGCATATGTGTTTCCACGTTGCGGGACTGGCTGATTAACAACACCCCAGATAACCCCTTCAGGATCGTACATTATTTTTGCAGTATCATCAGAAAATAATGACTGACACTCATACCAGTCCTGTCCGTCGTCCGACTCCAGAAAATATGCACCTATATTTATTTCGGCCTGAGTTTTACCCCTGCTTACGGGGTCGTCAATAAGTCTGAAATTTTTGATATTCTGATATTTTTTCATTATGCCGTTCCCCCTTGTACGGTATACCACTGATTCCCGACTCGTTTTTGCAAAGGCGCATAATTAATACCATCAATATTTTCGCCTTGTGCATCTTTCCAGACGGAGGTAACTACATATCCGGGAGTGTTAGGCCAGGAACCTGCATTGTTCCAGGTAGTCACTGATGTGCCAGCTCCTAACTGAACATCTGCGACGAAATTATTATTAATCCACAGACTCAGCCAGCTATTCCCCCAGACAGAACCAAAGATGTCGCCGTTATTCTGATAGATAGCCCCGCCTGCACGAAGCGTGTTAGCGGTGATATCTCCATTGACCGTAAAGACAATCGAACCGTCAGGATTTCGCTGGCTGTACAGATGCCATCCCTGATCGTCGTCCAGTTCAATAACTGTTGGCCTGTTTGCATCGCCCCATAAATTAAACGTGGCTGTCATTGTTGAGTTATTATTACTCGTCAGTGACAGTTTTTTTGTGTCACCTGCGCGAATGGCTCCCAGAACCGCCATTTCACCGGGCGTGACACGAACGGTATGCTGGCTGTTCGCGTAGGTATCCAGTATCCCGTCACCGTTCTGTTTAAACCCTGTATCGTTATCACCGAGCACAATTGAATTACCGCCCAGCGCATTATCAGTACCAATACCCAGCGGACCGTTAAGCTGTCCCCCTGTAATCGGCAATGCACCCACATCACCGGCTGTTGGTTTCATCAGACTACTGTAAATTGTATATGTCTGACCGCTGGTTGAGTTTCCCGGCTGTACTGATGAATATTTAGGCGTACTGTGTAGCGTGACATTTGCATTACCGGTGTAGTCATATTGCGCAATTAACCAGTACGCATACTGGCCGATATTAATATAAATATCGTAGGTATCGCCTGATGTATTAACCCATGCGACCTCGTTAGCAGCAGCAGGTGAACGCCTCCATAATGTGGCGGTTATTCCAGCAGGTGAACCATTACCGGCACGCAATACCAGTTCGCTGATTGCCGCCTGTTCAGGTGAACCAGCGTTAAACCCCGCCCCACCGTACAGTTTAATCACCGCAGTTGATGTAGCCTGCGGCATTACAACCGTGGCGATTTTGAACCAGCCTGATTCGCCAAGTGTAATGGTGGTTGACGTTACCGCACCGATGGTTCTCGCAAATTGTTTTTTGTCAGGAATATCGCCGCCGTTCTGCGATTTTTGCAGGGCCCCTGCAGCGAGATTTATCGTTTCTCCTAAACCAACGTTTTGGAGAAACAATGCAACGTTAGGAATGTCTGCGCCGTTCCGGTCTTTAGCCAGCCGAGCACTCGCATTATCCATTGCAATTTTAACTGCTTTCGGCGTGGCGGACTGTGCCTCGCTGGTGCTGTCCACTGCATTACTGAGTTGTGTCAGACCTTTTTTATTCAAGGTGGCATCAGTAATATCCAGGTTCTCTCTGGCTGTTTTCTGAGATGATGCACCCGCAGCTCTTATTTCACTCAGAAGATTACCTTTTAATAATGCGTCTTTATTAATAATCGCTTTAATTGCAAGAGCAAGTTGATTAAATGCAGTTTTCTCAGGAGCAATACCAGCAGTGGTAAGTACGTTCAGTAATTCAGCCTGAACAATATTAAACCAGTCCTGACCAGGCCAGCTCGGGGAATTATTCCCGCCGCCCTCAGTAAACCAGCGTGTCGCGGAACTCTGCTGCGCTGCCGGTTTCGGCATGGCAGAAATGCCGCTGTTATTATCAAGATGAAACATAGTTAATCCTCATCAGGGTAGATGAATTTATAAATCTGGTGAGCCGGTTTGTATTTTTCCAGTAAGCATTCCAGCGCCCCGGAATCATAAACACGCAGAGGCGTCAGAACGTTATCAAGCACTGTGGCATTCCGATAGGTGACACTATTAAGCACATTAACGACAGTTGTATATTGCCCCTCGTCAGAATCGGTCAGACGGACCCTGTATCCATACTGCGCAACCAGCCATTCATAGAAACGACGGTTGAGACTTCCCACCATCCGCATTTTGTTTGCGGCGACGCTCTGTCGCTCACGCATAGTGCCGCTTTCAGATGTACAGTCCGGTAAACCGAGGAAATTTTCCCAGTCCTCAAGCAACATGACGGCTGTGGACGGAAAACGCTCCTTAAGCAGCTGCGTCGCGGTAGAGTCGGCCTGTTCAACAGAATCACTGAGCGCCCACGATAAACGTCCGAGCGTACCGTATGGCTGTTTATTCCATGCCTTTCCGGTGGGTAATAAAGCCAGAAAGGCTCCCTGATAAGGGGAACGGGTTATTTCCACGTAATTACCCCCGGCACCAGTAATTCCGTTGCGGCAGAATACTGAATATCAAGCGGCTTACGGACGTCAAAATCATTCAGCCCTGTGACACCGGCAACAGAACGGATAATATGTGACGGAGCCATAGCGCCGCCCGGCGATGCCTCGTTATAAAATAAAGCCGTGAGCGACTGCCTTACCGCTTTCTGCATCGCTTCTGTATTCGGAGAAATATAAATCTCCATATCCACCGGCTTTCGTGTCAGCGCAAAGGTCGTAACGATGATTCCGTCAGGTTTTCCGACAATAAGCCCGGTTACTGGATCTGGATGGCCTGAAATATAATCATCAACACGGGTCACATCAGATTCAGTCGGGAATATATCGTTGTTATTGTCCTGCACAAACGTTACTCCAACCGTGCCGCCACCTTTCCATGTTGGCAGGCACCATGCGCGGGTTACGCCCGGAACTTCCCGCGCCCAGCGTACATAATCGTACTGATTGCCCCCGAACGGCGGATACTGAACGCGATATTCAAGCCGTGCCAGCAACTCTCCGGCGCTTTCAATATCAGCACCGCCAGTGATGCCCTTTATTGCAACAGCATCAGGCAGAACGTTAGCCATCGGCGTAATAAGGGAAAGAACCGTGTCGGCAGGGGTGTTACCGCTTTTACCGGCATTGACTGCCGATACTTTCACGGCAATATCACCGGCCCCACCAGAACTGGCGTCTTCCATACTGACGAATACCTCACCATCAGCTCGTTGCCAGCGTGTTATGGCCGGAATGGTCACCGCATCCGTAACGGTAACGGTGATCTCCTCACTGGCCCGCGCCGCCTGTTTGCGACGAACGCCCCAGAACTGACAATGCTCAAGCAGTTCAGCCTCATCAGCGCTGCCGGGGATAATCTGACGGCTTACCCACTGAATGTGCTCATGACAGCCAGCGGCCAGCCCGGCCTGAGCATAGGCCAGCGCACTCAGCGTCTTCTCTCTGGCCTGCGGCCATGTTCCGGGCAGTCGCTGCTCAATGTTCTGCTCTGTGCGGGCTATTAAGTCAGACAGTCCCGGCGCGTTATATGGCATTTAAAACCCCGTTTAAATCAGTTTTAAAAGTGAACGGCTCAACAGAACCATCAGGCAATGTCAGCGTAATATCCAGCTGTAGCGTACCGCTCACGGGCTGGCTGGCCCCGACTGCGATGCGGGTGACACGCCCGGCATCTTTCAGCCACTGGAGCGACTCAAGCGCATAATCGGCGGCACGCTCCAGTACAGAGGGGAGCGTCTTCTCACGGGAAAGTAACCACAGACGTGACCCAATGGGACGGTTGCGGTAACTGTCTCCCCACCATCCGCGACGATCGCCATCGTTGCCGGGAAGTTCGTCAGAATCCTGCGCACGGCGATCGGTAAAAAGCGAAATAACAACCTCTGTCGTAAGGCTGTCGTCGGTCAGCATGTCGATCCCGTTCTGAGCGATATCGCCGCTGCCGTCTTTCCATACAATGGCTAAATCCGTCATAGCATCGGCCCCGTCATACCGCCACTGTCGCCTTTATGATTATGTTTGTCGGTGGATTTGCCGTTAATGATGGCGTCCGGTGCTTCAATATTGCTGTCAAACTGGCTTTTACCTTTAACGTTCAGTCCTTTCTGTATCTCCACGTCGCCGGTGTATATGGTTTTGGGCGTGTCCACCGTCATGCTCTCGTCTGCATAAATCTCGACGGTTTTACACGTAATAATCAGTCGTCCATCTTTCGTCAGGCGCATACGGTGGCCTTCATAGTGATACACACCGGTATCACCGGCAGTCAGCCCTGTAGGACGATAGCGACGGTCTTCAACAACCAGCGCAACGGCATGATCACGTTGTGCGCCGATGCAGGCGACAATGGCCTCAGAACCCGGCAACGGGACGCTGATTTGCCCGTAATTGAGCAGGCGTTCAACGTCGTCCGGCTCCTCGTCTTCCAGCATACTGATCTGCACGTTCTGTGCCTTCAGCGCATCGTTAACCACATTGACCACGGCACGGCCCAGCATCAGACGAACACGGCGCATAAACGGGGCCATCATGCGACCAAATACAGATTCGTCCATCACGGGCGTTTCTCCGGGTGATTGCGGTAATATTCTTCGGCCAGCGCATCGATACCACCGGCACTGGCGTTGCTGCCTGAACTTTTGCCTTTACGGTCTTTTTCGACAGGAACGAGGAAACCGTCGCGCGGGGCCAGCGTAAGCGTGGTTTTAACACCTTCGCGATCGTCAAGGGTCAGCACCACTTTGCTCACCAGCAGCGGGCCGGTCTGAATGGCAAATTTCGACGCGTCGATTTCGGCCAGAATGTTTGGCATCCAGATTTGACCGTTGGAACGCGTCCAGCCGTCCAGTTGCGCCTCAAAGGTCACGGATTTTGCCAGGCGGCGACGCTGCTCACGCAGTGCGCGGGCCGTGGCGCTTTGTGTATCAATCTTGCTGTCTGCAAGGATGATCATCGGGCGATAACGGGTGATCGCGCTGTCCGTGGCCGTGCCTTTCTGGCTGGCGATGGTGCGGGCATCAACGGTGTCTCCGACCTTGCCGTTTGAGCGGCCATGCCCCTTGACGGTGTATTCACTGAACCGATCGCGATAGTCTTCATCAAAATCAACCGACAGCAGGTTTTCACCGAGTACGAGCCTGTCTGAGTGGGATTCATCGGCCCGCGTAAAGACCAGATCGCCAGCAGCATTACTGGTAATCAGCACCCCGCGAGCGCGGGCTGCGCGGCCTAGCGCTTCGTATACGGTTTCGGAATGATCAAGCGTGAAGCTGGTAAACGGGGCCGCTGATTCTGCGTCGGTAAGTTCCCAGCGAACGGCCACACCGTAGGGCTGGCACAGGTCACGCGCAATCTGCTCCAGCGTCCGTTTCTTCCACTGACCGCCCTTATAGATCGCCGCGCAGTCAATAAGGTCAGCCGTTTTATCACGGCCTGCGATGGTGATTTTCATGCTGTCAGCGCCTATCTGGCGGCGACGTCCATCGGTGTAACCGGTAATGACTGTCTGCCCGTCAATGGACAACGTGAACGGCTTTCCCGGAGCCAGTGAGGAAAGGTCTGTTGAGGTCTGAACGTTAACGCCCAGGTCAAAATATCCGGCCATTGTTTCAATGGAACGATTGACCGTAACGGACGTCCAGCCCGAGAATATTTTCCCGTCCACTTTCAGTTCAACGTTATTCATCAATCACCTCAACCTCAATGCCACCGGGGACAAATAAAGGATTCTTCACACCGTTCCTGCGGGCCATTCGCTGCCACTGGCGGCTGTTGCCCGTAACCCGATAGAGCGCAACCAGCGCCGGTTCACTGCGTTTCAGCGTTGTTGTGGTCACACCCGGCAGGCGCAGGCCGCGATTACGTAAGTCGTAAACGGTCAGCAACCGCATGTGAGTAATGCCGTTGCTGTCAGTTATGAAGCCAGAATCTGCGGCCAGTAATGCTGCCGCGTCCATCTGCTCCCCGATTTCGAGCGCCACACGCTCAATGTCCGTGTAGCTCTCAAAAATCGGATGGCTTTCGGACTGCACTTCATCCGTTGATATTACGGAGGTGCTGCTGCCGGTGGTGGTTATGGTGTTTAACTGACTGCCTGTAACCGGCGATGAAACCGAACTGGTGCGGGATACGCTGGCGGAGATTTCCGGCGAGCGCGGGGTTGTGCTCTCGCTGTTACCGCTCTCAATCGTCTGTGTCAGTACCCCACTGGCCGCAGCCGCCTGGCTAATCAGCGACGCATTTCCGGCGATGTGGAACAATGCGGCCACGTTGCCCACCGCAGCGGCGGGTTTATGGCTTACATCAATGGAAGACTGGCGCGATTTCAGATGTACATTAAGACGTCCGTATGCGCTGAACGCTGTCGAGGCATCCAGAATATCGGACAGGCCGGACAGCGCTCCCAGCACGTTGGCCCCGAGCATTGCGGGCTGATTAAGCAGCCCGGAAACCGATCCTTTCAGCGCAGACAGGGATGAAAGCAGGCTGTTAACATCCTGCAAAACGCCGACATTCTCCACCGTGTCATAGATATCGTCCACAACGCCAGTGATGGCATCGAGTACAGCTGCCGCTCCTGCGGTGCCTTCCTGCACGTACTGCCAGGCATCACTGAGGGTGTCGCCCAGCGAGCCGAAAAGGCTGTCTTTCTGGCTGCTCACGGCCGCAGCGGTATTTTGCTGTGATTCCGGTGCGTTGTCGGTGGACGCAGGATAAACGGTGATCGTAAATTCAAAATAGTCTGATTCGTCGGCGTTGTTGCGGCACTCCCACGTATCCACCATGACGCTGACAGAACCAAAATCAGGGTGTACCAGCTCGCCCGCGCCGGGGGCGTCAAGCGCTTCAATCAGCGCGTCTTTCGCCTTGTCTGCGTTTTTCCCCAGCACACAGGCGGAAAAGGATCGCTCACGAAGTTTTCGACCAAGATCGTTCGCGCCGCCCGTCTCCCGCAGGGGATACTCGCGCTTAACAATGCGACGGCCACCGCTTTGTTTTTGTTCCTTCAGGATAAGGAACGGCACGTTGCGAAATGTCCCTTGCCCCGAATCAGCACGTTTAAGGCCGAGAGAATCACGCACGCCGTTAATACTGTTTACAGTGCTTTCAAACATTCGGGCCTCACCACGCTAAAAAGTTATTGCCGGTAAATACATCCATCCCCATACCATCCTCGTTGACTGTCGTACTGGTGATACGCAGCCCGTCCGCCAGTTCAACGCGCAGGGAGGCATTTGCACTGACTTTCTGCTCAGGCGGTGGCGTCTGGTCTTTCGGTTCATTCCACTTGCTGTAAAGGTCAGCCACGAAGCCGCCGAGATAATCGCCAACGACGCCCCCCAGCGTGGCACCGGCGACGGTGCCGAGCGGCCCGACAAGTGAGCCAATGGCACCACCAGCCCATGCACCGGCTGTGCCACCGACTGCACTGCTTTTGTCCTGAAGGGTGGCGTTATCATCAAGCAGAACAGGCGCGACAGCCGCCGCAGAAAGCAGAGGCCCGCCAAGCCGGGAGAACAGACGGCCACCGACTTTCCCCATCCATGACAGTGCGCCCATACCTTTTGACGCCACGCGGCCTATGGCACTGTTTGCAATAAGATGCCCGGTTGTTCCTAAAAAATTACTGGCGGTGCGACCAGCTCCGGCTACCATGCGGCCTGTACTGCTGTTTGCAACCGCTTTCCCGGCTGAGGTGAGAAGGTTCCCCGCAGTGCGTCCGGCTCCGCTGATTGCCTGACCGACGCTGCCGAATATCCGACCCGCGCCCCCGAATATCCGGGACATAAACCCGGCACGGGGGGCGACGACCGGCGCAGCAGGTGGAACAACAGGAACCTTACGGGAACGTCCACGACCAGGGCCACGTTTACGTTTTCCTTTCCCGTCGCCGCCATACACCATGTCACCACCGAACCCACCCACGGGCCAGTTGGTGACAAATACATGCTGGATAAGAGAAGGATTAGTTGTGATACCCGGCAGAGATGAGGTCGGGCCGCTGCTGCCATTGTTACGGCCACGCCACCAGCGATAAGCCCGGTATGGCGACGTTGCCACCTGCCATGTAGGACGGACGATAGCCGCACCAGCACGCATGGCTTTGTTTGCCAGCCAGACACCGCCGATTACTTTTGCCAGCGTTTTAAGGCTGACAATGTTCTCATCGACCCAGCTCAGGGCGTTTTCCCCCGCCAGGAGATAGCGCCACGTCTGCCGCGCCGTGCGTTGAATGATGTTAAAAGCGGTATTGAAATTACCCGCAAGCCGATCAGTGATACGATCAAGTTCACTGAGACCGCTGGCGTCCGGGGCACTTACCCGGTCATACCATCCCAGCACATCGCGCAACTGGCCTTTAAGCCGTTCAAACGGCCCCTTGTTCATCAGCTTGTCCGCGAAACCTTCCCACACGTCGCCCATCTGTGCGGTGAGGCCCGTCCATGAGTTCATGGCGTTTTTCTGTGCACCTTTGGCTTCATCGGACAGTGCTTGAAATAACTGGATGATGGACTTGATGCCCAGCTTGCCTTCTTCACCTTGTTTACGGACTTTTTTTACATCTTTTCCCCAAAGGTCAGCCAATACCTGATAAACGTTAATGCCGTACCCTGTAAGCAAGTTAGCGTCCGCCGCAGTGATTTGCTGACGGGAAAACATTTGTTTGAGCTGGAGTGATGCACCCTGTGCTGCACTTAAATCCCAGCCCTTGAGCGCTCCCTGATCCTCAAGCATGGTAATGAAGTTTTTCGTCTCATCATCACTCATGCCGAACGCTTTAGACGAAACAAACTCCTGCATGACACCGGTCAGCCCCCAGGTGCTGTCCTTCGCGTTCTGGATGGCCCACTGCATCATTTTGTCGGCGTGCTCTTTATCACCCTTGTACAGTGAGTTCAGCGCAATACGCTGGTTTTCTCGGGTGGAGGCAATGCTGATAAAGAGTTTATTGGCCGTGTAGCCCATCCCGGCCACGCCCAGCGCACCGGCGGTCAGAGTCCGAAATGTGCCGGTGGCGGATGCCCCGAGCCTGTCGATGGAGTCAGAAACGCCGATAACGCTGCTGCGTAATCCGCGTAAAGCAGTCTGGCCGCTGTGGGCCATTGAGGAGAGGTTGCCCGCGAACTGGCGGGAGCGCTGGGCAATGTTGCCCATCAGATCAATGATGATGGAGGCGCGTAAACGTTGCCCGGCCATAATTTAGTCCTGTTTTAACGGTTTTTCGTGATTGCCTCTGCCTGTTTGCAGTGCCGGAAAAAACGGGAAAGCGACAGGGACAAGGCCCATTCCGGGCCTCCTTTAAGGATGATGCCTATCGCGATCGCCGCTTTTTCAAGGTCATTCCGACACCGCAACCACTCGCCCCCGGTCATTACTCAGGGAGGCGGCCATTGCCATATCGCGCAATTCCGTCGCAATGGACAGGCGCTGGAAATCCTGCTGGGACAGGGATTTGAGAAGATGCAGCGGCAGCGGCCCGTTAATGCAGCCCACTTTTGCAATCTGACGACGCAGCATTTCCAGGCCCATCAGTGCCGGAGAACTAACCAGCACCGGGCCTTCTTTTGTCATAACCACTTTTTCTGAGGCAACCTGCGCATCAATCAGATCACCGGCACTCAGCTCGCGAAAAGTGACGTCAAACTGCATCTCTTTGTCATTGCCGGTGCCGAACGGCAGACCATCAATCAGGCAAAACGCGTTGTTTTGTAGCTCGCTGATAATGCTGTCGTGGAGTTCCTGAGCCTCCGGGGCCATTTCAGTTTCGTTTTGCATATTGCCTCTTTACGCAATGCGTTTGCTCTGTTTAGCCATAAAAGTAATGGAGATTTCTCCACCATCGTTTTTCGGTTCATCGGCCTGCCATGCGTTCGCCAGCATCCAGGTTTCTCCTGTATCGGCCTCAAACTCGACGGTGATATCCGTCCAGTTAATCACCTCATCCAGCCCGATATCACCGCCACCCGGAATTTTGCATTCCACTTTTGCGGCGCGGGGTTTGCCTTTCCAGCCGTACACACGGGAGCCGGTAACCGCCTCGCGTGTGGTTCCTGACGGGGTGAATGACGCCCCCTCAAGAGACTCAAGCTCACGGCCATTGACGCGGATGAACGCCACGCCCTGACGCTGATTTCCTGCCATAAATCCTCCTTACAGGATGAAACGGATCTGCGCCGCAAAGATGCGGAACTGGTTGATGAGGTTCGGGCCGCACAGTACGTCAAGACGGTCTTTATCATCTTTGTTACGCACAACGTAGAGTTCGTCTTTATACGTATCAAAGTCTTCAACCAGCCCGGCAGTTTCCCATTCGGTAAACAGCGCCAGCAGCTCGGCCTTAATAATTTTCGGCGTCACAATCGGCTGACCGGGTGAGATAAATGTCCCGTCGTCTGCCAGCTTGTGGCGCGGGTATTTCTGCTGGATACGCAGGCGCAGCGAGTAACGCAGATAACTCAGCGTCGCGATGGTATTCACGTTCAGGTATGACGGGTCGCTGTCGCCGTACTTGTTGGTGCGGTACATCATGATAAGGCGTTCAATCTGCACCTGATCGCCGTCATCAACGGTGAACGTTGAAATGCCGTCAAACAGCAGAGCATTGCGCTCGCTCCACTGGAAACGCTCACTCATTTCTGGCGGCATCAGTCCGGGAACGGTCAGTGTCTGGAGCGGACGGGCCGGATCAATTGACAGCGCCTGTGCTGCTACCGCGCAGATACTGGCGCACCAGATGTATTGCGGTTGCGGCGTTGGCGGGACTCCCATGCAGCTAATCAGGTGGTCGTTACGGCTAATCCCAAAGTTTGTGATATCGCCCAGCGAGCCGTGATAAGACGTTACGGCGAAACCATCAGCCTGGTTGACCGGTCCCCATCGCTCCTGAAGTTCAGTACGCAGAAGATTCAGGTTCGGTTCATCCAGATACGGCATAACAATGTATTTGTACTGGAGTTCACCGAGCGCGGCGATGGCCGGGGCAATATCCGGGTTGGACGGAGTGCCTGTCGGATACGTTACCTTCGTCACGATCCCGCCAGGGATCGCTTCCTGACGATAGTAGTTCCAGCGCACATCAGTCACCGAAGAACGCCCTGTAAATTTTGCCGTCAACTTCACATCAGCATGTGAATCATCAGCACCGTCACCACCCGCATCCGGGACAACCTCCGCCTTCACCGGCAGATCGCTGTTGCTGTTAATTAATGCCGCAAGCGCATCTGCGATATCCGCACCGGTATCCCCCTTAAGAACAGCCACAGGCAGACGAACGCCTGCGACGTAGGTGACAAGTACGCCGTTTTCCGTTGCCGTGCCATGCAGATTAATTGTGGCAGCGGCAGCATCACCAGTACCGTTGCCCTGGGCGATGCACCACAGCTCGGCCACGCGATTAATATCTATAAATGCTTTCGCCATCAGGTGAAGCATGGAGCCCTGACCGAACGCTGCAGCTGCCTGTGACGGAGAGAAGATGCGCACGGGCTTGTTATTTGGTTCCCCCGCACCAGTGGTGTTGCTCTGGCCGAACATCAGCACACGCTGACGCGGTGCCGGAGTACCACTTACCGCATTGCTGTTATCAAACTCGATATACGTCAGAGGAACGCGCAGGTTTGTCGGGATTTCATTAAAGGAAATGTCGCTCATTTCGCCTTACCACCTTTCTTTCTGGTTTCAACCACCACCACATCACCGGCAGCAACACGCCGCAGCCAGTATGCGTTCCGGGGTTTTCTCTCTCCCTTTGCGCCAAGCAGTTGCATGGTACGGGGATCACGCACGGACTTATCCGGCGCTGGTTTTACGGTAAATTCACTCATTGGCTTTCTCGTTAACGTGGATGTGTGCGGCAAACTCAGGCGTTCCGTCCGGGTACTTCCAGGTCTGCCAGTGGCGTTCGTAATCATCCAGACTGCTTTCATCGGGCTGCTTCGGAAGTGGCGTTATGCCGCTGAAATACAGACCGTATAACGCAACCCCGGCATTACCCTGTGCGTCGGTATAGAGGTTCTGCCCTTTGGTGGCTCTCATGCCGGTGGTGTCACCGAATTTCTGCCCGTTAATTCCGGCAAGCAGCCGTTCAACCATCTGATAGATTCCGAGGCGGTCAGATTCACGGCCATTCAGGATTTCGGCGACAACATAAAACACCCAGCGGCTTTCCACTTCGTGGCGCGTTCTCCCTTCACCGAAGCCGAGCCATGCCAGATAAACAGCCGGTGGGGTGGTCAGAATCCGGCGAATATCGATATCAGACCAGGTGCCGGGATGAGTATCGACCTGCCGCAGGGTTGCCCCGAAAAGTGCCCGGACGCGCTCCAGTAGTGCGGTTTCGGTTTCCCCGATCATCAGATAAACCCTCGCTGTTTACGGGAAAAAACAGGTGGGTCAGACTGCACCTGCGCCAGATTTTCACTTTCAGGAGCCGTTGCCGTATCAGCCTCCACCCCCAGCGGGGTTTTGCCATCACGGACACTTTCCAGCCAGCGAATCGCGTCCTTGTAGCGCTGTGTGGCCTGTTCCGTAGCCCGGACGTCATTCATCAGATACCAGGCGATGACACAGCAATGTTGCGCCAGCGCACCGGGCACCACAGTGAGCGGCAATGTGTAGCGGGCCGAAATGTAGCTATCAATCATCGCCCCGGCGTCACCCAGCGCAATTTCAATCAGAGCATCATCAGGCTGACCGTTTTCAGATTTCCCCCTTGTGAGCAAATCAAGATTGCGTCGCTGATAACGCAGACACATGTCGCTGACTGTGGCATAAGTCATTCTGCGGCGTCCTCTTCCAGCGCGGCTTTAAGCTGTGCCGCCGAGATGTTTTCACCCAGCGCACCGGATACCGCCGCCACGCGGGGCGCACCGCTCTGTGTGAAGTGGTCAGCATTTGCCTTATCCAGTGTGGCTACCGCGTCACGGATACGGGCATTCAGGCCGCCCACATCCAGAACGTCCATCCCCCCCGGTAGAGCATCCGGCGGCACTGGCGCTTCAGATACCAGTGAAAGCACAGGGTCGGAACGCATGATCGCCAGTTGTTCCGGCGAAACATTTTCCAGGGTGTTTTTGCCGCGAACGAACGCGAAACCGGCGCGGCGATACACCGGGCGCGAACATTTGACCACCACGCCGCAACACAACGGGCCAGCCTGCCCGCAATCAGTACCAGCGTTGTCTTTAAGTTGCTCAGACATGACACAGAATTCTCCCTTTAAACGATGTTAAAAGGCGGCCTGAACCGCCTTTAATGCGGGCTTACAGGTAGTCAGCGACAACCAGCTTCAGCTTGCCTTTCATTTCGTTGCTGGCGGTGCCGTTCTGCGTGGTGATCAGTTCACGCTCAAGCAACTGCGTGGCGGCTTTTTCCAGCTGAGTCGGAACCACCAGATGCGTCGGTTTCAGCCCCAGCTTTTTACCGCCATCAGCGTTGAAACCTCGCATCATCTGCCAGCCTGCCCAGAGATTGTCGAGGTTCAGATCTGCCTGCATGGCAACAGCCATTTGCCAGAATGCAAAACCAACGGCACGACGGGCGCTGGCACCGAATAACACCTCGTTCTCCATAAAGACGTGGTCGTCATCAATTTTGGTTTTAGTGACCAGTTCAGCTTTGCGACGATCCTGGAAAATGAGTGGTTTCACAGCTCGGGAGCAGTCAAGCAGATACCACGGAGTACCTTTCCAGTCTTCAGCCTGTTTGAAAATATTGCTGACATTGACAGCATCACCGGTGCCATCCACCTCCGGGTAAACAGGGTGCTCGGCGTCAAAGAAATTCTGTCCGTCATAGCAGGGCTGGCTGAATCCCTCTTTCAGCAGACTGAAAATCAACTCATCCGGCTGCACACCTGCGGCGCGTCCCATTTCCGCAAAAATAGGGCCATACACTCCCAGGTTGTCATCTTCAAAGTCATCGCGCGGAATGCCGACAGTGCCCTCATAGGTTTTGTTATTAATGACATAACCATGCGCCTGCATCTGCTTGATCACGCGCTTGCCAACCCACTCACGCAGCGACGGGAACTGACCCAGCCAGCCGTAGGTGTTCGATTTGGATGAGGAGGGCACCGTCATTGCAATTTGCTTGTACTGCGATGGCGCAGCTGTGAGACCACCCTGAAAATCCTTACGGAAGGAGGTCATCAGGGCAGTGATACTTGCCGGGGTGATGATCATGCGTTTTCATCCTCTTTGAGTTTCTGATATTCCGCATCGGTCATGCCGAGCGCTTTAGCTGCTGCTTTCTCATCGGCTGACAATGCGGCCAGACCTTCTTTCCGGGTGCCCGGGACTTGCACCGTTAAGGTCTGCATTGCCGTCAGTGCCGCAATCGGCTGTTTTTTCTCCAGTTGCGCCGCCAGTGCGGCAACGCCAATTTGCTTACCGAGTTGCTCGTGATAACCGCGCTCGCTTTTAAAAATGCGGCCTTCCTGCTCGGCCTTATCCAGAACGGCGCTCAGGCTGACCGTTGCACCTTCCGCTTTGGCCTCTGCCAGCTCCTGACGCACGGCGTTATAGGTTTCAACCGGTACGTATCTGGTCAGGTCAACGCTGTCACCAGCGGATTTGGCTGCGCTCAGTTCCGCAGAAAGGGTTGCCACTTTGCCCGCATCCGTTTTGAGCGTATCCAGCGCCGACAGAGCTGCTGTGGCCTGTTCATCAGTCACGTCGGCATTTTCAGGCACGGTAATGCCCAGACGCGCCAGCAACTGACGCAGCTTTTCATTCATGGGAGTCTTCTCCTGTTGGGGGTTGTCAGAGTCGGGAAGCGTGGCCGCAAGCGCCGCCAGTTTTTGCATACCGGTTGCGCCGGGGTCATTAGTGAGCGCCGCGAAACGGATTTGCAGCACGTAACCTGTTGCGCGGTCATAAGGGAAAACGGCAGACAGATAGCCGAACTCTCCGGCATCGATGCGCTGTTGTGCCGCTGCCGTCCAGCGCGGCTTAATGAACAGGCCTTCACCTTCGCGCCACTGCATTTCATCAGCGTTAAACCAGCCCGCAGCCGCCAGTTGATCTGGCGTCAGACCTTTGTCCTTGCGCAACTGGTTGTGCTCATAATCAATGAGCACGTCCTGACCGAGCGCACGAACGTCATCAATCAGACGTGTGGCAATTACACCATCAATGAACCAGCCTTCGCCGGTTTCCACATCGAACGGGCGGCCATCGCGGGCGCTGAAATGACCAGCGGGCAAAAGCTGACACCAGCCATCAGTGATGGAGAGTGAACTGAGGACAGCGATGCCGATTGCGATTATGTTTCGTTTCATGGCCTGCTCGTGTTGTTGTCGGAGAGGCCATTTTCAGGGGCAGCGGATATTGGGTGGGGTTATGGAACTTTACTAAGTGATGCAGGGATGTGGGCGGGAAACAGAACGTTGAGCGGAAACAAGATATCAGAGCGCGTTTAAACCCCGTTCAAAAGCGCACACAGGCGTTCAAAAGATTTCAAACGCCTCATGGCATAGCGTGATTGCGTTCAGGGGGTTACAGCGCCTTTGGCGCGTTTTTCAATGGCCGCATAAATATCCTGGCGTCCTGGCTTATCCAGACCCATATACGGACGGGGTTTAATCGCTGCCGGGCCAGGGGCCATACCCGGTGTGCCACCCCACTGATGAATCGCTGCGTAAATTTGGGGGGAACCAATCAGGGCATAATCCGGACCGTAATCCGTTGTGATGCTCCGGGCCAGATCGCCGTGCAACGTCAGTATTTGCCCCGGAATATAACCATGATCCTCTCGCCACGCCAGATAAGGGTCACTCCATTGCGCCCAGTGCTGGCCCGTTACCGGGTTAGCCTGTTTTTCAAACGCCTGCTCTGTGGAGGATAACAACGCCCCCGCAGCAACGCGCGGAATGTCGCTGTCGTTCGCCATTTCGCCCAGTTCTTTAAACGCGGTCTGAATGCGGCGAATATCCAGTACCACGGCTAAATCAATGCTCATTAATTGAACTCCAGAGGGGGATACAATATACTGGAATCAGGAAAAGGTGCTGTACGCTTAACGGTAAAGTCGGTGTCAGCCCTTCGGGGATCACGTATGCAGGTTCGATTCCTGCCAGCACCTTAATCCACTTTTCCTTCCAGTACTTCTATTTTTCCACCCGCAATATCTGATTTTATGTCGTTAATATCTGGCAACCGGTATGCGTTGATCAGAACGTCAAGCAGATCAGCCTGGCGTTTTATTGCATAGGGGGCATTGACTACTACTTTCGCCACGCCATCGCGGGCGCTGACCAGATAGATCAGGTTTTTATGCACGTTATCCCACAATACCGCCTGTGGCGCGGCCATCAGCGCAGGTAACACCTGCAGATCTTCCGGCAGCAGCGCCACACCGGTTCTGTGGTGTTTCGCACTGTCGGCGTGCATCAGACTTTTTTCACTCATCACAAGCAGGCGTGACGGCTCATTCCCGGTACGCTGACGCACGGCGTTCGCGACGCTCTCGGTCATGAAGCCCAGCGTCTGAACACCGTGACCAGCGCGACGGGTATCCATCAGACGTCTGGCCCAGAGTGAAAATGACAACTGACGCTCACGGCTGTTGTTCAGCGACTGGACAACCTGCTCACGCAACTGCGCATCGCGGGTTTCCACCAGTTTGCGGATCAACGCCTGGTCAGTACCAAATGCCGCCGAACCCGGATTGTATGACCAGCCCACATCCGGCGTCATTTTCACGCGGCCATTGTCAAATGTGGCTGAGGTGGTACGGAACAGCTCCCCCGTGGTTTCATCGACACCGGCGTCCACGTCGTGGGTATGCACAAACGATGCGCCATAGCTGACTTTCAGCCCCATAGATTTCATACGCGCAGCAGATAAGGCACGAACGCGGCACCGGCATTCCCAGCCATTTGGCGGGTAATGCGTCTGCCAGAACACATCATCGAAACGAAAAACCATCAGATGCAGTTTTGCGTGTTCAGGCCGCGTTCTGCTGTCCATCACCGCGACGTACTGCCAGAACGGGAACTCATCCACGGTATTCATCATCTGCGCATAACGGCCCGCGTTATATGCCGTGCGGGTGTTCACGTTGTAGATGGTGGCAAGGCGGCGCGGACTCCCCAGTTGGATCTCTTTTGCGTTGCCGTCACCATCAACCACGATCTGTTTTCCCCACCATCCCAACTTTTGCAGGCGGGGCGTCAGCGTCCGGGTGAACTCCTCGCGGGTAATACCATCATTAATGGCTCTGTCCACTTCCTCCCGGAGAGTATTCAGCACATCAAGACGCGCCGCCTTTGCCACAGTAAAAGCGCGGGCGTGGGCGTCGGTCAGTTGTTCATACCAGTTCCAGGTGATGTTGTGTCCTTTAGCCCGGAAGTATGCCACGGCCTCTTTGGGCGGCAGACGGGCGGCATACGCCAGATCAACGGTCTGTGGCATCGAGACGCCCCCACAGGTCAGCCACAAAGATAGCCCGTGTAAGAACATCAATCAGCGCCGCATCATCCATCTCCGGGTAAAGTGCTCCGGCCTGTAGCAGGGCGGATTCCGGCCCGTCTTTGATAATGGTGGCAATCAGCGGCCTGAGCACCGGATCGATGGCGTTCTGCAATTCATCCGGCCTGATACCAGCGGCCATTTGATCCGGCGCGTCCTGCTCAGGATGCTTTAGATCCTCTGCGGAGAGAGACGCCTGACCCGGCGCGACAAACGGTTCAGCCTGTGCGACAGTGAATACCGGCTCGTCACCGTTAGGCTGCGGAATATTCAGTTTTTCCTGTATCCACGAAACCGGCACCGGCATCCCTGCGGACAGTTTCGGGATGGCGTCAGCAAATACCGCGATGTCCTCCGGTTCGCTGATATCAAAATCAATATATGGCAGGCGACGCGGATCAACCGGGGTACTGCTGTTCAGGGCCAGAATGGGGTACAGCACATCACGGTTAAGGCTGCGGCAAAGTTGCACCACATCAGCGTTACGAATCTCGTGCCGTACTTCATTGTGTACTTCACCCAGAGAACGTGCGCCTTTATCTCCGGCATCGGTGGTCAGCGTACCGCCAAGAATCGCTTTTGACTGTGATTTCTCAGCCCAGACTATCATTGCAAGGAAGGGGTCAGCCTGACCGTCAGCCGCGCTCTGAAAATCAAGTGTCATCCCCATTGGGATAATGCCACCGGCGCGACGACCAATATCCATTACCGCCTGCATTAATGTCGCTTTCTCACGGGCCGTGGCACCTGTCGGATACTTCCCGATGCGCATAGGCAGGCCGTAAATCTCCAGGAATTCAGCAAAGTCGCGAACGCTGTAGTTTTTAAAGATGAACGGCCATACCAGAGTACGTACCAGCCCATACGTACCGACATAACCCGTCCGGGATTTGGCCTGATGCCGGAACCAGCCGAACGGCTGTAACGCGACACCTTCATAGCTGCCATCGCGCAGGCGTAATTCATGCAGATTGTCCGGGTTAGCGCAGAACAGCCCGGCATCCCTGTGATGCAGGGCAACAGGAACACGCATTTTCCCCAGCCAGCCCCATTCGATCTCCTGCATCGAGTAGCCTTTCAGAACTGCATCGCCTGCATCAAAAATACCGTCTTCGAACCATGCGGCGTCACGCAGCAGTTCGTCGAGCATTTCGGCATCTTTCTTTTCCTGCGCTGTGGCGTTCTTCGGTGGCTTGATGCTCCACTGGAGGGACTGGATTGCCAGACGGCGTTTACTCAGTTCGGAAAAGATATGCGTGTCTTTCTCTTCCATATCAAACGCCAGATCCGCCTGTGCGGTCAGGTCGCCGCGTTCGGCATCGCGCAGCAACTGCGCGGCACGGTTCGGCGTGATACCGCTCGACGGGTGCTCCTGCGTTCGCTTCATCACCAGTGACAGCGCTTCCTGCTCTGTCTGTAATTCATCGTCAAAATCGAACGGCTGACCGGTTAAATCAACAATCTGGCCCATTACCAGCCTCCTCGTTCAAAACTGTGATATTCATCGTCGTGATCGTCTTCGTTGTAATCGTCTCGGTTACGTGGCGGGATGGCCTGCACGCTGTCTTCATCAATCGTGAAACCATTCATGAACGATGCCCGGACGGCCATGCACAGTGCCACGGCGCTGTCACCGTGGCGGCGGTGCTTACCGTCAGTGTCTTTTGTACGACCCTTATCAATTTGCGGGACACCGTTAACGACCTTGATTTGCAGCAGATCGTCAAGCGTGGTCTGGTGGCGGGCGATGGTGAGACTGAATGCTTCAAATTCTCCCTTAAGTTTTGGCATCCATTCCTGATACCAGTTCTGCGTGAGGTTGACACAATCAATCATGTCCGGCCCGTAGATCAGACGTGCTGCTTCAGCCAGATAACCTCCATTGCCGGTTGCGTCGAACGCAGCCCCGATAAAGCGCGGCAGACGGGCCAGAATAAACAGCATGATCTGACGCTGCTGATCATAGGTCATGTTGCGCAGTTCTACGCGGAACGCTTCGCGCTTACGCAGTTCTGCGGTGATTTCCAGCGGGATAAAAACAGTCAGATCGCCTTTACGGGCAAAGTCTTCCCCGAAGGCGTGTTTATGATTCGGATTCAGCGCGTCCAGCAGCGGCGCGAGTTCTTTTTCGCACCAGTCCAGGGTGATTTTTTCACGCGTGGCCGGGGACAAAGATTCGAAGTTATCAGGAGCTTCAAAGCGCAGAATCGGAATATCACGCTCCTGCGTCATGGCCGTTTCAATCAGTACGCGGCTGAGGTACGCGCCCCCGGATTTCTTCGGTATGCAGCCGTATTCCTCATCGGCATCTTCTTTCGTTGGGGCGTTTTTATAGAGTCCATCACGCCACGCCTTTTCCGCTTCTGGCGACCATTTCTGATTGGTTACATAACAGATACGGCGATACAACCCGTCAGCCAGAGCATCATCCAGAGTTATGCGGTGAATGCTGTAATCTTTCCGGCCCTCGCGAGCATCCTGAATATACTGATTAAAGAGATTATCAACGCCGTTATGCGAGGAAATGATGCGAACACGAGCGCCCCACATCGTGAGTGCTAATGCAGCTTTTAACAGTTCATCCAGTGATTCATGGAATGCGGCCTCATCAATGACTACATCCCCTTGCAGGCCGCGCAGGTTTGACGGACGTGAAGACAGCGCCTGTATTTTGAAGGTGCTGTTTGGAAACCTGATCATATAGGTCAGGATTTCCTCGTTTTTATCGCTATCCCAAAACGTTTGCTCGTAAACGTCAGCTTTTGCCAGTTGGTTAAATGCACGTGCAAACAGTGCGCAGGCGGCGATGTATTCCAGCGCCATTTCCTGCTTTGAACCAACATAAAATACATTGCGACCACCACGGCGGCGAGGCTTCGATGCGGTGATCACATCCCGACCAGCCTCGGCCCATGTAAGACCTGTGCGGCGGGATTTTTCAGCGATGCAAATCTGGCTTTCATCATTGAACCAGCGCTGCTGATAGGCGAGGAATACAGCTTCGTTTTTTGGCTGCACCACGTCCACATCGGTAACGATAGAGACACCGAGTTTTGTCGCCTCTTCCTGAAGATCAATCTGGCGGGGTTCACTGAGCGGAATTAACCTTTTTTTCTTCGTACTTTTTTCAATTCCTGCTTTTTTTTCAGTCATAATGCCCCTGGTTACTTCGAGACTTAAGGGAATGTTATGTCACCAAAAGCCATAAAATTACTTGAGATGTTTTGTAAGGCTGAACTGAATCATCCTCTGGAAAGCTCGCAATTTGTATCGCTGGGAGGGTATGACACGCTTGAGTGTCTCTGGCCCCTGAATGAGCGATTCAAACCACGCATGGAACAAATCAAAACCATCAGCTACAGAAAACAGTTTGAAAAAGCCGCAGATGACGCTATTGCGGATTTTCTGATGAAGGACAATCACTGGTCAGAACTTCCGTTAGTTGTCTGGCGTGTGCTTATTGAACGCCATCAACAGTCAATCATTCTGTGCATCACTAACGCAGTTGCCGGTAATTCCGGGCTTATGCATATCCCCGTAGGCTTTCTCAGACCGCGCGAACAAAGTTTGCAGTTGCGTTTTTGTGGTATGCAATGAAGCTCCCGTATAAAGTGACTGATGAATCACAGCTCGACATTGAGACACCATTTGATCATCTAAACGTCCGGCTACAGTAAAAGCACTGTTGTGGGCGCTGGTCATCAGCGCCTTAGCTTTACAATCATTTTTCATGCTTACACCCCTACGCTTTACCCAGTAATACGTTGCGGATCTTCTGTTCCAGTTCCTCGCTCATGCCATCCTGACCGCGCAACTCTTCAGTGACTGCATTTGCCGCTTCCTCGGCAAATGCCTGGCGGATCTCTTTTTCGCGCTTATGGCTCGACATAGCGGTGGATTCCAGACGCTGCGCGGCCAGCATGGCGTTTTTCAATAAGTCGATATCGACGGCCGCTTCCGGGTTTTCAATCTGCTGCATCATGGCCTTAAACAACTGGCTACGGGCCATCTCCAGAATCAGCTTTGTGGTTTCGCCCATTGGCTTGTCGCCGAGTTCGGCAGTGAGCGCCGTCGTCATTTCACGCATTTGTCGCAGGTTATGTCCTACCTGTTCGACATTGGTTGCATAGCGGTTCAGCCCGGATCGTGACAGCTTCATATCTTCCGGCAGACCGGCGTCTTCAATCAGCGCGTTAATCTCTTCAAGGATCTGCGCCTGCGGAAGGGCCTTATCACGCAGCATTTCATGCAGTGTTTTACGCACGTTTTCCGGCAGTAAATCCACTTTTGAAGCCCGGCCACGGGTGGGTTTCTTTTCCATCAGATCTCCTTAGCGGGCGCGCGGGCGCTTCACGCCAGAAACCTTCGCACGGCCTTCGGCAACATCCTGACCGCGCCCGGTGAGAGTGACGACATAAAAGCCTCTCAGGTTTTCGACGGTGACAAGGTTCTGCTCGGCCAGCCAGTCAATCTGGCCGCGAACCACATCACGCGAAACGTTATGGCCGTAAGCATCCAGACAGTCCTGGAGGATGGATTCATTGGCCTCGTTGTTGCAGTCGAGTAACGAACGCAGGATCACAAGTCGGCGGTCTTCGGTCAGAATGTCGTTAATCATCGTTTATTCCCGTTTACGGCGTTTTCGAGCAGTAGTTCAAGCTGGTGTGATATGCCTTTCATGGTGCTTGTAAGTACTTTTACTTCTCCGGCCATATCTGCCATACGCAGGCGCATTTCATGCATATCCTCGGCTCCCGGCGCGTTGGCGTAACGTGTTTCCATTTCGGTCAGGCGGTTCTCGATACGCTCCACGCGTTCGGTACTGGCGAACGTGCGCCGTATGGCCCACCATGCAATCCCACCAACAGAACCGAGCAACGCCAGCGCATAGGGCCAGAGGCCAAGAATTGCGTAATAAGAATCCATGCGGTTATTTCCCTGCACGACAGTAGTGACAGTGTGTAGCCATCGGCTGAACGGTCAGCACATCAGGCGCTAAAGGTCTGCCACAACCGGCGCAGACTCGCGGCGGATCGAATGCCGCCACACGGGGACATGTTAACGCGTCACCCTGCCAGTATTCACGGAGTAGCGCCTGCGCCGCCCCGTTCTGGTCTTTGTTCATATAATTCCTTTCTCCTGTCGTCCTGCTCCCGGATTGAGGCCTTATCGCGGTTGCACTGGCCCAGCGCCAGCAGCAGGTCGGCATTCCAGAACAGCGATGCGCGATACGTAAACGGCAAAGGCATCGCGGGAACCGGTGTCTCTTCGGTCAGCTCGGTATCAATCTGCGGAGAAATGACCACCGGGAGCGCGGGCGTATTGTTCGAGCCTGCGCAACTCGTCAGCAGCGGCAGAAGGAACAAGCCGATCACCGCAATCATCCTGCGCTGTAGCGGCGCTGATAGTTTGTTTCGCTTCATTACGTTGATTCTCATCAATGAGGCGTGCGGCGCGGTTTGCTGCACGGATGGCGGAAAACACCTGCATGGTCTGTTCCTGCCCGTGCAACAGCCACTCAGCGGTATTTCGGGCCTGTGTCTGGATTTGAAGATCACGGGTCAGTTGCTCATTTTCACTCTGCGTCAGAACGGACTGGCGCCAGACATAACCTGTAAAAAGACCCAGCCCCAGAACCAGAAAGACGATTGCTTTATCACCTGAGGTCATCCGGCCCCCTGACGTTCCAGATAGCCATTTCAACTTCACGGCGGTTCATCAGACCTTTCCATTTATGGCCCGCAGCAAAGACCCACCGGGCCATCTGGTCACGCGCACCGGCATAGTCGCCAGCGTTCAGCTTTTTAAGCAGGGTTGATGAGGAGAACGCACCAGTGCCGGTGTTAAAGACGAATGTCGCCAGCGCGGTACGCTGGTAATCCGTGAGCGGCACTTTAACGAGGCGATTAATCGCGGCATAAACCGGCTTTAAATCGCTGTCGAGGAGATCCATACACTCGCTATGGGTGTAATGCTTCCACACGATATCCGGCCCGGTGTGGCCCACACAGACGGTCAATACCCCGGCCACATCGTAGTAAGGCTCATAAGCGATATTTTCGAGGTGAACCAGCGTCAGCCGGGTCATCTCCTGATAACCGCCCATACCACCACCGGCAAGTGCAGCGGCAAGCAGGGTTGCTTTCAGCTTTTTGGGAATTCCTGGCATCGTTTTGTCCAGTCTGTGAACCGGACGCCAGAATAAGAAATGTTCAGATTAGAAAGGGATTATGGTGCTTTAGAACAATCCGCACTCTCAAGCGCAGCCGATTGTTTCAGGCATTCAGGAAGGGAATAAATCAGGCTGGCGTCGGCGGGTGTGCAACTGGCGCTGACGGGCGATAATCTGATAAATCTGCGGCTGGGAAAGGCGGTGAGCGCGACGCAGGTCTTCTATGTTACGCCCGTTAAACTGGCAGTAAATCAGATCGTCGCGCAGCGCTGTTAACATACTGCCGCCGCACGGGATGTAATACTGTCGCCCGCCGAGGTAATGTGACAGCGCCAGCGCCTGTTTGCGGGCCAGCGTTCGCGGATCGTCAGAAATCCCCTGGCGCTTTAACTCAGCTTCAAGGATATCAATCAATTCAACCAGCGAACGCGGCCAGCGTGACTCTAAATCGGCGGCGGGAATACTGTCCATATGCGCCAGCAGCTGGCTCATGTTCGGGTCATGCTCAAACATATCTGTTTGTTGTTCTGTCATGTAACCTCCTGTTCTTTTGTACAGTTGCATGAAGATTATACAAAAAATCCCACAACATGGCGGGATTTCTTCAGTATCAGTTTCGTTTGCACTTGTAAGCCTTGAAAAACTTCAAATCATCACGGATGTAGAGATTTTTACCCGTTTTATCGACAATAAAATATTTAATCACGGCTGGGTTTTTTGTCCATTTATACAAGTAATCAGTCCCCTTAACCTTCTCGTCTTTATCTTTATCATCGACCGTGCCTTTTTCCAAAATCACATACATATCGCCGGTATTCAGGTCTGTCCATGAGTTCATGTCAACACCCATGTGCATACGGATACCGTTGCACGTCCAGAAGCCTGACGCGGGGTCTTTTTTTCACAGGTTCGCTATCATAATTTTCAGCTTTTGATGGGTGCTCCTTCAGATAGGCTTCCGCTAATGCATCAACACCATCATCGCTATTTGCAACAGCCGCTGTTGAGGTGACTACCAGTCCCATCACTGCTAATCCCATAACCATAAAGGCTTTCTTCATCATTTTTCACCATGAGTATGATTATTATCAGAAGGGTTATTTTGGCATGTAGGGGAATGTTGTACATAAAAAATCCCGCTCACAGGCGGGATTTTGGTTTAAAGGCTGTATTTGCCGTACAGTTCGCACGTTCGCTCGTAGTTCAGGCCATATCCTTTGGCCGGGAGTTTTTCCCGCATACAACGCATATGCCAGCGCTTGAGGCTTTCCAGTACGGTTGATGCCTGATCACCTCGCAACCACTCCAGGCTGGCGACACCTTCTCCGCCGTTCTTAAGGCGCGTAATGCGTCTGACAAAGGCATTGAGTGACTTGTCTGAACCATCAGTGATAAAGCCCTGACGATGCATAATTTTCCAGATAACCCGGATTTTATCTGTCACTATCGGTGCGGCTTTGGGCTGTGATGGACGTAATGATTTCTCTCGTTTAAAACCCTTACGTTCCATGACCTTTAACACGGCTTCCAGCTCGCCGACTTTCATATCACGGCAGCTTTTTTTCCCGGGGACAACCCCGGAAAGCACAGAACGGTAGGTTTCATCATCGAGCGCCAGCTTTCTTCTGGCGACATGGATCAATTTGATTAAGTTTGCACGGATACTCATTATTTATCTCCCTGCAGGGCAATCATCCGTTGATAAAGCTCAGGGGCTTTACCCGTTCCGCTCTCTGTTGCTGCCACATAAAGCTGTGAAAGCTCATCCCAGTGTTCAAGGTATGGCGCTATAGGTGGATAAACAGCGCAGATTCGCGGGAATGCCTCGCGTATGGCCGGAACCTTTTCAACCAGACGCCAGCAGCGCCCGAAATCCGAAGGATCGCGCGGGAAACTGAACCGCCCGGATTTCGCTCCAAGCCAGATGGCCGCTATTGTTTCACTGCTCAGTCCGGTGTCTTCGCCAACAATCCACTGACCAATTTCAGCCGCCACCAGAAGGCGGGATGCAAGTTCACCAGGCCAGCCGTTACACTGCGCAGCCTGACGCAAAAAACCTTCATCAATAACCGGCTCATACTCTTTAAACGGTTGTTCGCCGGACAGTGGTACAGCACCTTCTTCTGGATACAAAAGGGATTCAATAAGCAGACCTTCATACGGCTCCAGCCCTTCCTGCGGACAACCTGCAATAGTGCCGGGCCGGATACAATATTCTTCATCAAGTTCATCGTTTACAGGGTCAACACAAACATCCAGCCCGGCAAACTCCGCCGCTTCCAGAATCTGACGCGCCGACAGGATCAGAACCGAATGACGCTGACTGCGTACCGTCTGGATCGCTTCCTGTACCATATCGGGCAGGAACTGCTCATCAACATTGAGCTCCTGGCCGTTAATAGCCCGAATAAGGCAGTTAATCGCATCATTTCTCCAGCGGATCTCGTCTTCATATCGTTGATTGCTCATAAAACAATAATCTCCGTTGTATCCAGTGGCAGGTAGCGCAGTATGTGCCGGTCAACGATTTCACCCGTTGAAACGCACTTAAAATGACTCAACCGGACATCAATACTCGCAAGAATAAACGGAGGCCATCCCTGCGCCCGTTTGGCCCTGTCAACCTCGGCCACAACATCAACGGACTCACATGTTTTTGGGCCACGGGCCAGCCGCATAACCCATGCAGGAAGCGTGTTCCCTTCAACCCATGAATAACTGCTGCGGCGGGACTCGGAAGGTTGACGGCAGATATCGTAATAGCCGTTTTTTTCTGCCAGAGAACCGCGCTCAACTGCCTCGCGAATAACAGAAATAACATCCTGTGGAGCAGCATTAATTGCGCAGGCAATCTGGGTGCATGTAACCGGGCCAGAAGCCCGGATGTATGTTTTAATTACGCTGATTAAGGATTGTTCACTCATAACATCACCACTAATTCATAAGTCAGACAAACGCCGAAAAAGAAAAGGAGCCAAAGAAATACCCTGGCTGACGGTGTGTATTTCATGCTTTTTGCTCCCGCCGTTGCTGTTCGCTAATCATCTTTTGTGCTGCCTGCATAAGCAGACCGATCGCCATTCTGGTTTGCGCTGCGGCATGGCGATTACTGGCGTTTATATCGATATAAAGTGACTCGGCCATATTAAGTGCGTCACCTGCATCCGAAAGTAATTCACGCACCGAGGGGGAAAAGACGCTGGCAGGTTCACTGTCCAGTCCGACGCGCCGGGCCAGGCGGTTTAACTTTCTGGTTTTATGCTGCTCAATCATGGCGTCCATACCGTTATGGCGAAGTTGTTCAATCATTATCTCGACATCTGCGGCTTCTTCCGCGACGCTGTTGCCGTTCGCCTTGTGGTTAACAAAGCGGGCGCAGGCAGCGGCCAGTTCGTTGCATTCTTCCGCCACGGTTAGTACTTGCGCGTCATACCCCCAGCGGGCAATAGCAGCATCGTAAATCAGCGGCTTACTCATCGCTGTCATCCTCCGCATCATCAGCTTGTTTCATAGTTATGGGGAATGGCTGGAACTGAAGAAGGGCCAGTTGAACACCGATTCTGATAAAACGGGCTTCTTTAGTGTCAGCCCCAAACTCCATTGCGCCGCTCTCACCCATATCCAGACGAATATCGGCATCTTTCTCATCAATAATCATCTGGCATTTTTCGACGCGATTTTGATGCCATGATTTCAGTTCGATAATCATCGAAATTAATTGTTGCTCATTCATAAAATATTCCTTCTGGTTAATCCGGCGCGAACGAGTCCCCGACGCGCTACGCCGTTTCAAAATAAATTACGTGTCTAAATAACTTTAATTAGTAGCTGACTGCTCAAACGGAATAATTGAAAAGTCTTCAACTCCTGATTTAACCGTTATTCCTGCAACGCCTGCCACCGCACCAGGCTCGTTAAGAATTGCCTCTTTGTTTATCTCCTCTTTAATCCGAATAAAGCGACTGAGGCCAAGACGGCGCAACGTTTCCATTACTGAGTCAACACCACGAACCGTGACCGATGGAGGACGAACACGCCACTGTACATCGCCGGTAACAAGGTTTGCAGTTTTGACCTTGCCGCCGTTTGTCAGGTCACTGCGGTTTGCTTCGCACCAGTTCTGCACACCTTCTGACAGGGTTTTAAGCTGTTCCTGAAGAGGTTTAATTTTGTCGGCATACTTCTGAGTGACAGCAGCTATCTGGTCATTCATTTCGGTTTCAAGGCGAACAATCTCACGCTGGAAATCTCCAATCATGCGAATATCACGCACCACATCTTCACGCGATTGCGACACATATAGAGCCGCAGCAGCTTTAATACGTTTTGGTTTAGATGCCATCTATTTATTCTCCCGTTTATTCAATTCTTTTACGAAACGAATCAGAGCGTTCATTCCTTCATCCTGACTGGATGCTTCAGGTATGCCTGGTACAAATATGTCGTCAGATGTACGAGAGTGACGGGCAAGAACATCCACACGCTCCCGGACACTATTCTCTTCTCCGATTAGAATCGGTAATGCTCCGCCCGGACATGTCTGACCGAATTCAATAAGGCCGGAGGCCCACGCGTAAGCAACTATTTTTTTCATCACTGCTGTCCTTTAATGTTTCAGGTTATCTGGCGTATAAATGCCACACTCAGCGACTTTCCCCATTGCGCGTAATGCCTCAACCAGCTTATTCATGGCAAGGCTGATTATCTCCTGACGGTTGTTAGCCATTACGATGGCGAGTGCGCCTGTCGGGCTGTTTTTATCGCCCTCAAACTCGACATGTATTTGGGTGGTGATCCCGTCAATCATCCCTTTCTCAACAGATGTGGTGAAATCACTTTTGAACTCAAAGACGACTTTTGCCATTTTTATTTTCCTTTAATTAGCGCCAGATAATCTGGCAACCATTTAATGCAGCAACCCAGACAGAACGGGTGCCGGTATCACAGCATTCCACAATGCGATTTGCAGACTTAACCAGCTCTACCGGAGGGCAGGCGATTTCAAGCAACGGACGCCGCATGAAGATTCGAATATTGGTCACACGGCTTCCACGCTGGCGAAGCCATTCCTGCGCGGCCTCCGCCATGTTGATATGTTCGGCAATACGTTCAGTAATCATTGCGTTGTCCTCTCAGCCACGCAGCAGGGTTGATACATCCACGTCCAGATCCAGATCGCGGAAAGCATCCAGAATGTATTTTTCGTTTACCCGTTCACCATTGCCGTGTGCGGTCATGGCCGCAAGACGCAGGGAGTGGTTAAGAACGCGTAGCGCACCGGGTTTCTGTGCAATCTGCTGTAATAATTCCCGTTCTTTTTCCCCCTCAATCTGCCAGGCGTCTGCAATGGCCGTCACATCGTGCTTTTTGGTTTTATTAATCGCAGTACGTTTTGCGATACGTGAAAACAGGCGGGCAAACTCCACCGTGCGGTTGCCGCCAGTCATGTTGGAATAAACCCGGTGATTTCCCATCAATACCAGGCCAACCTGCGTCGATTCCTGCAATAAGCGCAGTTCTTCCAGCGTTTCCGCGCCCAGGTGGTCGGCTTCGTCAATAATTATGAGTCCCTGCGTTCCCTCCAGTCGGCGGCGCAGTGCACGGGACAGCGGGCCTTTGTGGCGCGGGGCATCATTCATCCCAAGTTCACAGGCCAGTTCCGTCAGGCACTCAAGGACACTGGCGCAGGACGGGGTGATCGTAATCATCCAGACATTCTGATTAGTGCGACGGTATTCCCGCGCCGCTGCTGATTTGCCAACGCCCGGATTACCGCAAATGACCGCGATACTTTCCGTCAGGCGGGCGAAACGGAAATTTGTCCAGATTTGTTTCACCGTGGGCGTTTCAACGAAGCGTGGTGGCTCGGGTAATTCGGCAGCGGATTTCTGGTTATCAAGCCATCCTGCAAGCACCTGCTCAACGCGGGCGTTATCACCGTTGTATTTTTCATTCATATAACCGCTAATCGTACCGCTGGACAGTCCCGTCTCTCGGGCAACCTGTGCAAACGTCACTTTACCTGCATCAACAAATGAGCGAAGTGTTGCGCGAATATCGGAAATATTCACCGTAGCCATAAATAACTCCATTTTTAAACAGGGTTTAAATTCAAATTAAATGTGATTTAAATAACGTTCTTTCGTTTATTTAATTCCAGAATATCCAGAGAGTGGTTAATCAGTTCATCATTCTCAGTGGCTGAATCCTCATCGTATTTCGACCATGCAACGGTGTTACCTTGCGTCACGGGCCGAAAATGCCGACAACGCGCGACTCAGGCGGCTCCGGCTCTGCCAGCCGGGGCATAAGTTCGGCAATTTCCAGCGCGTCTTTTTGTTTCTGCGCGGCAATAACAGCTTTGGTCGCAGTTTTGAGCCGTTTTTGCTGGCGTGAATATTCACGTCCGGCCTGGGTGTCATTAAATGCAACCGGGGTAAGACATTCGGCTTCGCAGATAAATTTGCCATCAAGCGTGTAGCAGTAGACGTTGCCATGCAGATTCTGAGGATCGAATCTGACAACGACTTTTTTTACCCCGGCATTCATCAGCGCCATACTGTAATAAACGTTTTTCGCGCCTTTCAGCGTACCGCCAGCGGTGAGGCTGAATTCACCTTTATTGCTTACCGTGACGGCTTCGGCAGGCAGCAGGAACATGCGCAGCTGTTCGGCGGTGGGTTTGCGCACGATGGTATTTGCGAACTCGCGTTCAAATACCTGATCAAAAGACCATTTGCCCTGGCACATTTCGGTATTACGCGCTTCCTGGGCGTTAAACATCGCCACGCCTTCTGCCAGGATTTCAAGGAATAACTCTGCGTCAATGACTCGCGAGCCATAATTATCAGGCTTATTCATCGGATTAGGTCCGGTGTAAGCACCCGCCAGTGCCGGGTGTTTGTCCACAAACTCTTCCAGACCGCCAACGCCGAACGCGCGTTCTATAGGCTTCGCCTGACCCCAGCCTTTACCGGCAACAACTGACGTCCAGTGAATAGTTGCCCCGATGAGCGGGAACAGACCGACGGGATCGTCTTCACGAACCTTGAAGCGATAACGGTTTTTTACACCGCCAGTCAGCCACTTATTCGCCGCCGCGCGGGTGTTATCGATGGTGACATGAAAATCTTCCGGGATGCCGTACTTTTTTATGACATCCATGAATGACAACCGGATTGAATCGGTGTTTTCACTCACATCACAGCGCCAGCCCACAATTTTTCGTGTCTTAACATCCTGCCAGAACCATGTTTTTGGGCGGATCACTTCGCCGTTAAACCAGCGAACAAATACGTTATGCAGATAACCATCGCCGTTAATCCATTGCAGGGCGTTCAGATGCTCCACCGTGCGACGCTGGGCTGGCAACAGATGCATCAGGGCATGTTCGCCCTCGCGGCAGGCCACAGCCATTGCCTTATCAACGTTTTGCTGTACCCGGCGATAGGCCGTCGAGTAAGACGGGATATTCCAGCCGTGAGACTCAGCAGCAAGTTTTAGCCGTGCATAACATTTACGAAACGCGGGTTGCTCAGGGCGCAGGAAATCGGCAAGCAGGAACTGCCAGGCATCTTCGTCAAACTCGACTTTCTTTGCTTCATGCTTTGAGCCACCGCGTTTGTCGATGAGAACGGCCACCCAGTCAGATTTGGCGTATTTCTGCACCTGGTAGTATTTGTCTCTCAGAGAGGCCGCACTTACCTGAAACTGGCGGGCCGCTGTCTGAAAGGCAGTTTTAGCGGTAACGCCAGAGTTAATAAGCTCATCGGCTAACATGACAACAGGGTGCCATTTCCCGGCCAGTTGACGCTGTGCATCGCTGGCACTGTCCCAGCGCTGCCATAATTCCTGACGTCCATAATCCAGAGATTCAGTCTGTGGGCGGACGATCTCAATAATCCCCTGGCTAGTTTCAACCTGCCCGGATTTCAAAAGTAACTCTGCGCGTGCTGCAACTGGCAAAGCTGATATATGAAATTCCAGCGCTTTTGAACCAGCACGTTTACGTCGTAGTTCAGGCTGGTTAGCCACAAGTTTCTCCAAATGGCGACGAATATTTACGTCATGCCCAGGGAAACATGAAACTCCCACGCATTCCTGCGCTGTTACCCATTGGTTCAACATGATGTTTTCTCCATATAACGACTTGGCCAGATATGGGCCGGGTCCATCTCCAGATACCCTGCAATAATCGCCTCATAACGAGGAATATGGCAGCGAAACACGTTGCGCATAGTGTCAGGCTTTAATCCTGCCTCTCGTGACAACTGAGAGAGCGATTTACCTTTCATGCGAACAGCTGCTTTTACCTGTTCCGCGTGCCAGTCTTGGTTTTTTGCTGACAT